ATGTCACGAGACGAGCGGCCGGCCGTACTGTCGTCGGCCATACGTAAAGCGATCGGGCGGCTGCTGCCGTTCCTCGCACTGATGTACGTGATGGCCTATCTCGACCGGGCCAACGTCGGCTTCGCCAAGGACGCCTTCCAGGCCGACACCGGTCTGTCGAACGCGGCCTACGCCTTCGGCGCCGGCATCTTCTTCATCGGCTATGCGATCTTCGAAGTGCCGAGCAACGTTCTGCTCCACCGCTTCGGTGCCCGCATGTGGCTGTCGCGGATCATGGTCACCTGGGGTCTGATCTCGGCGGCGATGATGTTCGCCCACACCGAGAACACCTTCTACACGCTGCGCTTCCTGCTCGGCGCGTCGGAAGCCGGCTTCATGCCCGGCGTGATGCTCTATCTGACCTACTGGTTCCCGATCGAGGTGCGCGCAAAGGTCGCCGGCTATTTCTGGTTCGGCCCGCCGATCGCCTTCGTTCTCGGCGGTCCGCTGTCGGGCGGCCTGCTGCAGATCCACGATCTCGGCGGCCTGCACAACTGGCAGCTGATGTTCCTGGTCGAAGGTCTGCTCGCCGTCCTGGTCGGCGTCTGGGCGTTCTTCTACCTCGACGACCGTCCGACCGATGCGCGCTGCCGCTGGCTCACGGCGGAAGAGAAGCAGGCGCTGGCGACCGTCGTCGATGCGGAAGAGAAGGAGAAGCTCCATCACGGCCCGCAGGGCGTGTGGCGGGCGCTGATCGACCCGAAGGTGCTCTATCTCTGCCTGGTCGCCTTCACCATTCAGGTCGGATCCTACGGCATGGCCTTCTTCCTGCCGAGCCAGGTCGCGGCGCTGACCGGATCCAAGGTCGGCTTCCTGGTCGGCGTGCTCTCCGGCGTGCCGTGGGCGGTCGCGGCGCTGGCCGCCTGGGCGATCCCGCACTGGTCGACGGTGACCGGCGAACGCCGCCTGATCTCGGCCTTCACCCTGTTCCTCGGCGGCGCCGGCGTGGCGCTCTCCGGAACACTGGCCGCCTCATCGCCGTTCCTCGCCTTCGTCGCGCTGTGCATCGGCTGCGCCGGTCTGCTCGCGGTCCAGCCGATCTACTGGACCTTCCCGACCGGCTATCTCGGCGGTGCCGCGGCGGCCTCGGGCATCGCGCTGATCAACTCGCTCGGCAACCTCGGCGGCTTCGTCGCCCCGAACATCCGGGTGTGGGCGGAGAGCCTGTTCGCCTCGCAGACCGCCGGTCTCTACCTGCTCGGTGGGATCGCGATCTTCGGTGCGGTGATGATCCTCGGGGTGTTCGCGTTCGGCATCGCGCGGCGCCCCGCCGGCGAGGCCTCGACCAGGACCCCCGTGGCCGAAGTCTGACCTCGTCCACATCATCTGCCGAAGACCGATCGAAGGCCCCGGGTTCCCCCGGGGCCTTCGGCACGTCCGAGGTCCGGGTTCGCCGGGGCGTCGGCGGTCGTCGGCCGCGCCCGCGGTCTCTTCGGCCCCGGAGCGGGGGCAGAAGCGCGCATCGGACGGGCGAGAGAGGGGCGATCCCGGCGTACCCGTGGTTCGTCGGTGGCGCGGGTCCGGCGCGGCGCTTCGCCGACGCCACCGAGGCCGTCGCGATTTCCCGATCGGAGGGAACGCGGGAGGGAGCGATCGCAGGGTCGTCCGGAAGCCCATGCGGGTGCGGTGCCGGTCGAGCGTCGGAGGCGCGATCGGGCCGGCGCGCGGCGTCCTTCGGGAGGTCGCGGGAGGGGAACTGTAGCGCGCAAAATCGAATGGCCGAGTGCGCAAGATCGGATGGCAGCAGGTTTCAGGCCGCGCCCGGGCCTTCCTGAAGGCGTTTTGAACCGATCTCGAAATAGGCCTCGTCCACCTCGATCCCGACATACTCGAGACCGGCTGCGAGACACGCCACCCCGACCGTTGCCGATCCGGCGAACGGATCGAGGATCGGTCCCTCCATCGGGGCGAGTAGCCCCGCCATGAGACCGACGGGCTTGCCTGCGATGTGATGCTTCTGGTGGGGTACCGGCATCCTGAATACCCCCGGTGCGACCGCCCCCTCCAACCGTCTCGGTCCGTTCGTCGCCCACGCCACGAACTCGGTCTGATTGCGGTATCGGCCTCGCTGCGGCCGAGACGCCTCGGTCTTGTCCCAGGGCACCACACCGCGCCAGACCCAGCCGGCGCACTGGAGGGCGTCGGTGGTGACCGGGAGCTGGCGCCAGTCGCTGAACACGGCAATCAGGCCGCCGGGCTCCACGAGGTCACGAGCACGCCCCATCCACATGGTCGACCATGCGAGAAACGATCGCTGGTCCCGCGTGTCGCCTTGAAATTCAGGATAGAGCGTCCGGCTCTCTCGTCCGAGGTAGCGGGCAGCGGTGGACCCCGCCTTGTCCCTCACATTGCCGCCCGACGAGTAGGGCGGGTCGGTGAGCACTGCACCGAACCGGCGCCCAGCGGCGGCAAGGTCGACCAGCACTTCGAGAGAATCACCCTGGACGAGGTCTGCCGACCCGTAGGATCGAAGGGGAAAGCGCAGCATGCGTCGTCTCCGTCTCGACGCTCTCGGCGCTCATGTGTGGGCTCGTCGGCCTCATGTGATTGATGGTGCCGCATCTGCGGCATTTGATCTCGAGCCGACCGACGATCGCCGCCGATTCCGCCCGAAACAGGAGTGCGGCGCAGCCGCCGCACCGATGAGCCTCCATTGCGGAGACCTCCGGACTCGTGTCCCCTAGCCGAGCCGTCGACGGCAGGGTGGGTGACGTTGAGCCCCGTGCTCGTCTCGCGGGGTGGTTTCCAGGCTCCCCCGCGCCGGCCGGAGTGATCCGGCCGGCCCACTCGATCAGGCGACCGCCAACGCCGCGGTCTGGACCGATGCGGACGATCCGCCGGCGTGGGCGTTTCCGCCCGTGTGGCGGATCCCGAGGGTGTGGCCACTGTCGGCGGCGACCACGGTGTAGCTGCTAGCCGACGCGCTCGCGGTGGCCTGCGTCACGTCGCCGACGTCCGTCGAGCCGTCCCTCATGACGTCGTAGCTGCGGGCGATCCCTCCGCCGAAGAAGGTCGCGAAACTGCCGCCCAAGCCGAGCGTCCCGCCGACAGCGAGCGTCCCGCTGGCCGGCGTGGTGGTCGGCAGCGCGGCCAAGAGCGGGCGCCCCACGGTGAACACCTGCGAGGCGTTGACCACGGGTCCGTAGGCAGCCGCCTCCGTGTCGATGAGGTTGATCCAGGCAACGCGGATCTCGATGTCGACTGCCCCCTGCAAGCCGCGACAGATGAGGTCGACGTTCGCGATGAGCGACTGCACCGACAGTATCTTCGGTGGGATCGCCACGACACCCGCGAACCGTTTTCCGTCGTTCCAGCGGCCCTGCGCGGCCGAATAGGTGGCGCCCCACGCTTGGCTGACGCCGGCGTTGCCCTGGAATGTTGCCAGCCCGACCGGGTCACCGCCGGTCGAACTGGTGATCTCGACGAGCGCAAACGCCGACACACCGTGTCCGATCGTCGAGAGGCCGGCGGGCAGACCCGACGTCGAGAACCGCCACTGGATGTTGCCGGTCGACGTGGGGTCCGCAGTGACGGTTCCGGAGATGTTGAGCACCCGGCAGGGGACGGCGGGCCGATCCCGGAGATAGCCGGTCGACTGGGCGACGGTAGCGCCCGAAGCGTTGGTGATCGCCCCGGCCGCCGGCAGCGTCCAATTTGCGTTGACGTTGCCGGCGATCTGGCCATCGGCACCGAAAATCTCATCGCCGACGAATTGCGCTCGGATATAGGCGCCAATCGCCTCACCGAACGACCGCGCTGACTTCGCGGTGTTCGGGTGGGTGCCATCCGATGACTGCGTCGCGTCCTGCGGGTCGAACGCCAACGACAGATCCATGATGATGACGTCGGTCGCCGCGCGGCTGGCGAGCCCTGCGTTGTACGCCGTGGCCGCCGCGGCCTTGGTCCCGAGCGCCGAGTTCGTGTTGACCTGCCGAGGGATCAGGATCCGCTTCACGCCAGAGGCCCGCGCCAGCGCGATCACCTGATCGATGCGAGAGAGCAGCACCGCGCCGCCGGCCGCATCGGCGGTCACCGCCGCGTCGGCGAGGTCGTTTTCGATGTTCATGACGACGACGACGCCGGGTTTGACCGCGTCGATCGCTGGCCACCGGTCGATCAGATGCGTGAGCCTGTCTCCGCCGCGGGCCTGCCTCAGCCCGAGCGTCGGCCGACCACGACATCCAGCCGCCGCCCACGCATACGGGACGTAGTCGACCGCGTTGGTCTGCGCTCCGTAGGAATTGTCCGCGAACACGATGCGTTCGGTCAGGGCGAGCAGCGACGGAGTCTGTGCCGGCGCTCTCGCCTTCCCGCCCTGTGCGAGCGCCACCTGCGGAATGGACAGGCCGAGGCCGAGCATGTCCTCACTCCGTGTAGAGCTGGCACTCGACGGTGCCGGCGCCGAGCCCCGCGGCGAGCCCGGTCGACCCGGTCGACCACACTCTCCGGACGGCGAGCGGGATCGTCTCCTTCTCGCCGGCCCCGATCGTGAAGGAGACCTTCGCGCCGTCGTCGGCATGGAGCGGGGTCACCGCCACGACGATGGCGGCCGCGGACATGTTGTAGACCCGGAACGACTTGGCATAGGTCGCGAGGTCGCTGTCCGCGACCATCGCAGCGGTCAGAGCGATCGCGTTTTCCGCAGGCGCCGACCGCTGCGCGGCGGCCGTCCGGTTCTTCGCGGGATCGTAGGTCATTCGGCTTTCGCCTCCAGTTTGATGGTCATGATCCACCCGGCGTCCGGGGTGATCTCGTGGTCGATGCTCTCGGCGGTCACATCCGCCCCATCTGCGTCCGGCCCGAAGCCGAATAGGCTCACCGGAGCCCCGGCGACCGCCGCCGGATCGCCCGGCCCCTGCACGGATCCGCTCACCGACTGGCGCTTGCGCGCCGTGCGCTGGGCGCGTGCGCCCGTCTTCGCCTCGTCTTTCGACGGCCACGGTTGCGGGCGCGCCACCCGGCCCTTGCCGGCTCCCTTGTCGGTCTCGTCGACGAAGGATCCGGTCTCCGGGTCCCACCAGCCCGCCGCGCTCTCCTCGTCGTCGCCACGTGGCTCGAAGCTGAATTCGAACTCGTAGGTTGGGTCGTAGCGGATGGTGATCGTCGGCAGGGTCTTGCCCGAAGCGCTGCGGCCGGAACCGCGCTTGGTGACGACCACCGACCCGCCGGCGACCTTCACGGCGCCGCCGAAGTCGTCGGCGAGGTCGCTGAGAAAGTCGATTGCCTCCTGGGCGATCCGCGCCCGATAGGGGATCTTCACCGACCGCAGTTCCGGATCGACAACTGCTTTGAGGCCGGCCTTGCCGGCGACGTCGTCGACGATTTCGCCCAGCGTCTTGTCGTCCCAGTGCCCACTGTCGGCGGTCTTCGCGGTGTCGGCGAGGTCGGCCGCCCGACACTCGACGGTCATCTCGTGACCGCTCTCCGGATCGCCCTTCAGCGACGTGTGTTGCACCGTGTAGACGCCGGTTTTGCCGAGCGCATCGGCCGACCAGCCGACCGAAACGACGTAGCGCGTGCCCTTCGGCGGCATCGCTGGGAACGGCGGTGCGACGCGGAAGGTGAGCGTGCAGGTATCGGAATCGTGGGCGGTCGCATCGTGGATCGAAATGCCGACCAGCGTGTCGCCCCAGACGGTCAGGAGATTGGCGGTCTTCGGCCCCTGGACCACGACGACGGGCTTTCGAACGGTCACCGTCATGGCCCTACTCCCAAATCCGAACGCCGACCGTCGCGGTCGCGGCGGGCAGCTCGGGCACGACGACGTCGGTGCCGAGCGGGATGATCGGGCCGAGCGCGGCGAGCCCCGGATTGATGGCGAGCACCGCCTCGACGGCGCCGTCGCCGGTCTTGCCGAGGAGTTCGGCGACCAGGATGTCGAGGCGAACGTCCCGCGTGGTGCGCCAGGTCGTCATAGCGACACCCCCACGCCGACCGAGACGCCACCGACATCAACCGAGATGCCGGCCGAGAGCGTCACACCGCCGCCGCCCAGATTGGCCGCGCGATCGGAGACGATCAGCAACTCGGCCTCGCCGTGGACGAGGCGGCCGACGCCGGTGAACGGGTGGATGCGGCTCTCGTCGATGTCGAGAGCCTGGACGACGACGATCCCGACCAGCGTCGCCGCGTAGAACCGGCCGAGGCGAAGGTACGGCACCACCGCCTGCTGCCGGTGCAGCGCCTGGAGGATCGCCAGCATGTCGAGCCCGCCGGTGACGAGCGGCACCGTCGCGAACTCGATACGGGTCTTCTGCTCGCCGAGCCCGGTCAGCTGGTAGTCCATGCCCTCGAACGTCGCCTTCGCCGGCACTCGGCTCTCGGAGCGCGCGCCGATCCTCTGCGGGTTGAGCCCCACGGTCTTCAGGACGGCCCCGCCGATCGAGATGAGCGCCGTCATGTCCACGCCCACCCTTCATGCAGTGCGCCGTTGCGGGTGGCCCGGATCGAGCGCTCCTGCTCGCGTTGGGCGAGGCGGGCGACACGCGCCGCATCGCCGCCGTAGATGTGCTGGTGGATCGTCGGCCCGACGCTCGACTGTTTGCCGACCGGCCCGCCCGGCGACGGCTTCGGGACGGGCACGTCGATCGTCGGCCGCGCGGTGATCGACAGGATCCGGACCAGCTCGGCGGCGATCCGCTGAGCCTCGGCGGTCGCCTTGGTCCCCTCGGCGGAGATCGCCTCGGCGTATTGCTCCATCACCTCACGGGCGACGGGACCGAGGTCGGGCGAGCCCAACATCGCCTTGAGCTCGGCGTCGATTCGTGCGGCTCCGGCCCGCATCTTCTCCTGATCGGGATACCGATCATTGCCGATTTTCTTCTCGAGTTGAGTGCGGATCGCAAGCTTGCCGGAAACGTCTTCTCTCACCTGATCCTTGGCGGCCTCCGTCCCGCGCTTCGTCGCTGCAGAGAGGTCTTCATCGCGCTTTCCGCGCCCGCCGATCAGCCATTCGAAGAGCACGTCACCGTGTTTGTCGTCGCCCCAGAAGGTCTTCTTGAGCCAATCCCAAACCCCTCCGGTCCCCGCCTTTTCCGGTTCTTTCTGACGACCCAGCAACTTGTCACGAGCATCGGCTTCGGCTCGCCACCGCTCGAACACGCTCGCGCGCTCGTCGAGACGCCCCCATTTTTCGATCAGTTCTTCGACCGCTTCGTTGAAGGGAGCCAGCGTCCAACCCGCCAGTCCCTCGCCGATCCTCGAAACCAGCTCTTTCGTCTTTTCCAGGTGGTTCTTCGCCGTCGCGGCCTGATAGGCGAACGTCTTGTCGAGCGAGCCCTGGTAGTTCTTCGGGTTGCGGATGAACTCCAACTGCTTCTTGATCTCGGCCATGCCGCCCTTCGCCCGCATCGTCTCGTCCCACCACTCGCGGCCGAAGATCTGAGTGGCAGCCTCGACCGCTTTCGGGCTCTTCTCCAAACGCTCGAACAGCATCATCAGCGTGCCGATTCCATCTTTCTTCATGCCGTTCGCCACCTGCTTGGCGCTGAGACCGAGCATTTGGAAGCCCTTCTCGACCCGCTTAGGTGCGATCGCCGCCGTCCTCATGCCTCCGGCCAGAGCGCCGAACCAACGTGCACCGACTTCTGATTCCATGCCGCCGGATCTGACCGCGGCCAGCATCGCGAGCGTCGAATCGGTGTCGACCCCGGCCTCGCGTGCGGCCGAGCCCACGCGCAGGAACATCTCGAGGATGTCCCGCTCCTTCGCCGCCGAGTTGTCGCCGAGCGCGTTGATCTTGTTGGCGAGGACGTCCATCTGGTCGATCGTCAGCCCCATCGCCGCCTTGGTGTAGGCGAGCTTTTCCGACGCCTCGCGCGGCAGCATGTCCCAGCCGATCGCCGCCTTGCCGGTCAGCACCATGAACTTCTCGAGGTCGGCATAGGCGATGCCGGCGGCGCCGGCCTCGGCGGTCAACCCCATCAGTTCGACGCGACCGATACCGAGATCGAAAGACAGGCGGCGGATCGTTCGACGAAGCTTCTCGAACCCGGCCTCGTCGGCGTCGTTGATCTTCTTCAGGACCTCGGCCCACGCGGCATCTTCGCTGACGGCCTGATCGAACGACTTCTTCGCGAGATACCCGGTGCCCAACGGACCGAGGATTCCTCGTCCGAGCGCCCCACCGATCACCGCCGCCCCGGTACCCACTTCACCGGCGTTAGACCCCGGGGCTCCAGGACCACTGCCCCGCCCGCCACCGCCGCGTCCACCGCTCCGCCCGCCGTTTCCGGAGCCTCCGCCGATGAGCGCAACCTGTTGGTTTCGAAGCGCCAGCAGTTCGTTCTTTGCACCCCGTGCCGCTTTCCCGATCTTCTCGATATCGGCGGCGGCCCTCGCGCCGGCGCCCGCCGTCTTCAGTCGATCGGCCTCCCTCCGCAGATCCTGAACGTCGCGCTTGGCCTCTTTCGCCCGACCACCCGCTTTTCCGAGATCGGCGGCCAATTTCTCGGCTGCGCGATCCTTGCCGATCTGTTGAGCGGCATCCTTGACGCCCCTGAGGTCGCGCTCTGCCGCTTTCGCGCCAGCACCGAACTGATTGACGAACCGGGCACGGATGGCGACGTCGAGAGTGGTCACGGCCTCACCTCATGCCGATCTGGCGCTCGGCAGCGATCTCCAGCGCGATGGGGGCCCATCGCATCATCTCGTCCCACCGCATGGCCGCCACGATCGGCAGAGGCGTAGACAGATGAGCGGCGACGCGACCGGCGAACCCGCGCCAGTCGAAAACGTCGGGGGTCAGGCGGTCCCGCCCTCGTCGCCTGGGAGCAAAAAATCGTAGCACGCATCGGTGACGCGGCGTCCGTCGACCCCTCGCAGCGCCCGAATCACGTCCCCCGGAAGGGCACACATCAGCCCGTAGAGATCGGTTCGCCGATAAGCATCCGGATTGGGCAGCCCATCCATGAAGTCGCCGACCTCCTGAACGGTGAGGGCACGAACCACGATCGCGGTTACCTCGACCCCGTCCCACCTGAAGGGGTAGCGCAGCGGGATCGTCCTGAAGGGCGTCTCGGCCCCCACATACTCCAGTGCCGCCACCGACACCGACGCCGCCACCTGCTTCGGCGCCGTCGCCGCCGGTTCGCCGGTCGCGGCCGGGCCGTCGTTCGCCAGCTCACCCCACATCTCGCGGGGCGGCAACGGGATCTCGCCGTCCTTGACGACGATCGGGGTGGGTGCGGTGGTGTCGGTCATCAGGGGGACCTCGGGTGTCAGGCGACGATCAGGCGGTTGTGGTCCGCCGTGTAGTCGGTGCCGTTGAGGATGAGCTGGTTGTTGAAGAAGTCGAACTTGTGGACGACGGTGCCGTCGACGATGTCCTGGTAGAGGACGATGCTGGCGAACTTCACCTTGACCGGATCCGCCTTCATCCCCTCGATCTTCGACTGGTCGACCTCGGTGATCAGGCCCTTGAGGCGCACGATGCGGCCGATGTTGGCGAGCCCGCCGAGGGTCACGTTGGCGAGGCGCTCGTAGTAGATGAGCGTCGTCCAATCGCCCGGCTCCCGGCCGAAGCGGCTGCGGATGTCCTCGTGCGCCCCGTTCAGCTCGAACTCGGCCTCCAGGCCGTCGATTTCTCCGGGCACGTCGAGGGTGAAGAAGCCGCCGCCGGCGACGAACTTCTCCGACGTCCGCTTCAGGTCGGGCAGCTTGGCGCTCTTGGTCCTCAGGCGCTGGTTGGTCTCTTCGATCCACCAGTTCGCCCCGCGAATGATGCGATCCATGGTCTCGGCTCCGCGGGATGGTCAGGGTCAGGCCGTGACGTAGACGTTGTTGGAGCCGAGCGCCGAAAGCGCCGCGGCGATGTTGTCGGCCAACACCGTGAACGCCTCGGGCTGCGGCTCGTCGTAGATCTGGAGGTCCACCAGATCCGGGGTCTCTTCGAAGCGCAGCTTCAGGCGGAGACCGCCGTCGCGCAGGAAGGTGTTGGGGTTGAGCCCCCGCTTCCAGACGATCTGGTAGTCGATGATCGCGCCGAGCGCCTTGCGCTCCTCGCAGGCCTCCTCGAGCGAGGTCACGAGCAGGGTCACCAGATGCGGGCCGAGGTCCTCGGAGACGTAGCCCCGGTAGGCCTTGAGCAGCGCCTTCTCGATCGATCGCCGGGTGCGGATCCGCTTGATCGAGCGATAGGCCTTGACCGTCGCGTCGGTCGCCGTGTTGAACGGCGCCCACAGGGTCTTGCCCTCGATCACCGTGCCGACGCCGGCCTGCACGAGGAAATTCGCGTCGCTCGAGGTGTCGCCGTCGCGATAGGTCACCCGCTGCGACGTGCCGAGGATGCCGATCAGCGGCTTGTTCCAGGCGGCCTTGAACGGCGTCCCGACCGCCTTGTCGCGACGGACGGTCGCCGCGGCGACGTGCGGGCTGAGCGGACGCACCACCTGTTCGCCGCCGACGAAGACCTTGGCGCCCGGGTACATGGCGATGATGTTGAGCGACTGGGCGAAGTCGGCGGCGTAGGCGATCGCTGCTTCTCTGCTGGTCGACGGCGTGTCGACGACGGCCATGCAGTCGATGATCCGGGTGCAGATCGCGTCCATCGCCGTCGCCACCGGATTGGCGGCGTCGTCGACCCGGGTCGAGGTGTAACCCGGCGCGATCAACAAGCCCGGTTCCAAGCCGATGTGATCCTTCGCCTCGAGCTGCGCCCAGACACCCGTCTTCGCCCCGGCCGATCCGACGATCGACGCCATCTCCGCCGCGGCCTTCGCGGCCGGATCGGTCAGCGTCGAATGGGCCACCCGGACGAACGACAGATCGGTGACGATCCCCTCGGAGAGGATCTGATTGACCGTGTCGAGGGCGACGCCGGCGCCGAGCTTCGCGATCTGCTCGGTGTCGTCGATCGACAGCGCGACCGGCTCGTCGAGCGGGAACGCAGTGTTGTCGGCGGCCGGCGCCGGCAGGGTCACACCGATGCAGGTGGAGTCGCGCGTGTCGACCGCGGCGACGGTCGAGGAGAGGTCCGAGAACACCCGGACGCCGACGAAGGGGCTCGTAGCCGACATTTGCAGACCTCTTAAAGCGCTGTTGACGAGCGCATCTCGAGGTCGGAGAGTGGGGCTCTCACCCCACCATCGTCGTGGACGACACCTGTCGCCTACCGTCAGGCGATCCCGCTAGCGGGCGGCGGCGGCCGTGAAAAAGGCGTCGACGTCGGTACCGGTGGCGCCGGGCTGCAACGCCGAAACGATCGAGACGAGGAGCGCATTGTCGCGCTCGTAGGTACCTGCGGCGAAACGGATCAGGGCGATGCCGCGATCCGCTTCGGGCAGCGCGTCGATGATCGCGGCGATCGCCGCCGGCGGCGTCCCGGCCCCGGCCATGGCGACGGCCTCGTCGACCGAGATCATCTGCTCGACATACATCTGCTCGGCGCACTGGCGCCGTGAGATGCTCGACGGGACGGGTACCACATCCGCGATCGGAACGAACGGCACGATCGTCCCGCCGGCGGCGATCCACGACGCCAGTTGGCGGCGCAGATCGGTATCGGGCGGGAGATCCGCGTCGTCGAACCAGACGGTGCCGTCGGCCATCGTGATGGCGACGGTGGAACCGAGCGAGGTGCGGGTGACGGTGGTGATCATCTCAGAGCCTCGCATTGGCGACGATGGAGGACATCCAGGCGGTCGACGTCGCGTTGCCGACATTGGACAGCACCGAGCCGCCCCACGTGGACACGACGTCGGTCCCCGGCGCCCCGGCATTCCAGACGGAGGTCACCGCGGGGACGGCGCGCATCAACACCGGCCAGACGAGATTGATGCGGCGCAGCGTCGACCCCTGACTGTCCATCAGGCCGAGCATCGCGAGACCCGACATGGCGATGTACTGGCGCTGGCATCGGCGGTGCTCGTCCGCGAAATCGGGCAACTCCCAGTTCGGAAGCTCGGTTCCTGCGTAGAGCCCGATGTCGGCGACCTCGAAGACATTGGCGGTGGACGCCATCCCGTTGCTCTGCTCCGGCGTCGTCAGCAGGTTGCCGTCCGCCCACCCATCGGCAACGGCGGCTCGCCACGAGGTGCCGGCGGCGATGCAGATGCGGGCGGTGATGCCCGCCCCGGACGAGTCCCGGATCCATGTTCCGGACGTGTCGCCGGGTACGGTGGCGGTCACCAGCAGGTCGGTATTGGCCGCCGCCGCCGAGACCGTGAACGTCGTCACGTAGGAGCGGTTTCCCGCCGCGTTGGCGAACGAGAGGCCCCAGGTTCCGGCCGGTGCGTTGACGATGCCACGCCAGACGAACGGCCGGGCGGAGGCGGTCCCGAACATCAGGTCGGCGACGTCGACCCCCTCGACCGGGAACCCGAGAGAGTAGGTATCGGCCGCAGCGATGGCCGTGTCGGCAACCGATACGGAGCACCGGACGCGGGTCGGCGATCCTCCGGGAGTGACCTTCAGAGCCTGCGAGCAAGTGAGGGCCCCACTCCCTCCCGCAGTGGC